GCCAGGCTTAGGCCCGGTTTTTTTATTTTTAGATAAACAAAAAGAAAACTTGAAATCTATTTATTTTGGACAGAGAGGGTTAACATGTCTCACGGTAGAAAACAAAAGTATGGCTAGAAGAAAAGGATCCGGCGTTTGGCTTCCTCCTGGAGGAGTCTCCCCAGCCTATTACGCGCCCGCCGCTGGTGAATCAATTGTCCTTGGTTCTGAGAGCGCAACTGTACAAATTACTGGCAGTGTTGAAACTGAAGCTGCCACTGCCACTGCTCCAGGATCCGGTTTCGACGCTGCCACCATAAAATCGTATATATCGGAGATCAATGGGGAGGTCGTAACAACTTTGATAGTTGATATCGGCGGAGGAAGCATTGTATCCAGTGGCGACGCGGATGATGTTATCGGAGAAGATGGGGCCTCCGCGGCGTACCTCACAAGAATCACTACAGCAATTAATGGGTTTGTACACCGCGGCGAAATAATATGCATCGAAACACCGACAACAGGAGATTCAGATATAGACTTATGTGCTGATACGGACGGAACTGTCGCCGAAGATGTAGGTGGTATGGACCACGTTTTGGTGAATGGTGGTACATGGAGAGTTGGACCGAGTGTAGTTTTTACGATCCCAGCTGCCGGTATTCAGAATGATTATTTATATTTAGCTCACGGTGGTACAACAGCAGGCACATATGATGCTGGTCAATTTATGATCAAGCTTTACGGGGTAAGCTCGTCGGCCCTGCTCTCTTGAGTTAATAAATTTCAAATAATATAAGGAATTTTAAGACTTTAAAGACTACTTATTATGGAAAACTATTTAAAGGAGTGCACAAATGTCTAACATGCTTGATCAAGCAATCATTGATGCTGAAGCCTTAAAAGAGGCCGCGATTAAAAATGCAGAAGCTACAATCGTTGAAAAATATTCTGACGATATTAAAAAAGCCGTCAACCAACTTCTGGAACAAGAGGGCCAGCCCATTCTACCTATGGGCGCTATGGGCGCAGAACCAGGTACGCCTCATGCGGAGGGCGGAATGGATGCCGGGTCAGGAGAAGGCGTAACAGAAGCCACACCAGAAGCATATCTGGGCGATGTTAAGACAGTTCGTATTCCTTTACCAGAACTAGTAGCGGAGATGAAAATGGATGATTTAAACCCCTCAGAAAAACAAGTACATGAATTGGTAGCTGAAGAAGTTACCGGCGGTGAAGAAGTAGCAGCAGAAGGAGGTGAAGAAACGTTTACAATTCAAGAGTCTGTTCTTGCCGCCATTTTAGGCGAAGATTTGGATGAGGATCTTTACGAAGAGACCGAAGATATCGACGAAGGTGAAGAACTTGAGGAAGACGAAGACCTCGAAGAAGCTGAAGATCTTGAAGAGTCAGCGTACGCGCGCGCCCTTGCCCACGCACGTGCGCAGAAACTTGATAAGAGTCTTCCACCGGGAGCCAAGGTACATACAACTGGAGAAGAACCTTCTGGAACCGAAGCGTATGGCACCGCCCCGTACGTGCATCCAATGGCCGCCGCCGGTAAGATAAAATTAACACGTCAGAATGAACAACTTCAAGCTTATCAACACAATTACGCAAAGCTTTATGAATCGCATCAAACATATGAGCAAAATTATGCACAGCTTTATCAACAAGCTGAGCAACTACACGAACAAAATGAAAAATTTAGAGAATTACTCGTTAAAACCCAAGAGAAACTTAACGAGGTTAATGTGCGTAATGCACAATTACATTACACAAACCGTACTTTAACTAGCGACTCCTTGAATGAGCGGCAAAAAGATAAAATTGTCGAAGCTATTGAAAAGGCGGGCACAGTTGAGGAAACAAAAGTAATTTTTGAAGCTCTTCAAAGTGCAGTGGCTGGCGCAAAGTCTAAACACGACGCTCCAAAATCACTGAACGAAGCAATCAATAGACGTTCTTCAGCTTTTTTACCTCGTAACCACGAGGAAACGCAATCCGATCCAACTTTGGTGGATAGGATGCAAAAATTAGCAGGTATTAAGTGATTTAATATATTATAAGGAGGAATTAAAAAATGTCTGTTTTAGATAAATTAACCGAAGGGCTTGTTAGCCGTGATCTCCGAAAAGAAGGCGAAGCAGTAGTTACCAAATGGGAAAATACTGGTCTTCTTGAAGGATTGAATGGAAACGGTCGTTCTACAATGGCTCGATTGCTTGAAAATCAAGCAAAGGAGCTTTTGCGCGAGGCCAGTTCAATGGCCGCTGGAGATGTTGAAGGTTTTGCAGCCGTCGCATTCCCAATCGTTCGCCGTGTTTTCGGTGGACTTGTTGCTAACGATTTGGTTAGCGTTCAGCCCATGAGCTTGCCTTCTGGTCTGATCTTTTTCCTGGATTTTACGTATGAAGACGACCGCGGTGGGTCCGGACAGTGGACTGGTAAATCGGTTTACGGTGGTGGCGTCGTTGGTCAACAATTGACCGGTGGTGCGACTGATATCCTGGAGACTGGTGGTGGTTTTTATAACCTCGCCAATGCGTATTCATCTCCGACCGGATCTAAAGTCGCGGCCAACGTGCAAGAACATGCCACAACGTCATGTGAGAACGTCACTCTTAGTGCTCTTTCTGACGCTCAGAAGAAGCTCATTAGGTATGACCCGGATGTTTTGGCCGGCACTAGCACAAGTAAAGTGACTGTTATTCAGATGACCAAAGCGTTTGTCCTCACGGATTTGCCCCAGTTGAATCGCGACCTTTTGACTGCAGTTAGTGCTTCAAATACAACAACCAATTCAAACGCAGCGCACGTTCGTCGTTTGACTCACTTTGATAGCGATGGCAACCTTGCTCTTGTTTTCATTGACGCGGAAGACGCGGGTGTGAATGGCAACGCTTTCACTATTGTGTACCCCATTGTTGATAAATTCAAGGCTGCTCCCAACGTTGTTGGCGCAGTTGTTGGTGACAGCTCTTGGGGACTTGAGGAACCGACTCCTTCTACTGGCAACTTTGGCTCTGACGCAGGTCATAAAAATAGCATTGCAGAAATCGACATCAAAGTCGACTCAGTTGCAGTAACGGCAATCACCAAAAAGCTTAAAGCTAAGTGGTCGCCGGAACTTGGTCAAGATCTTAATGCTTACCACAACCTTGACGCAGAAGTTGAGCTTACGTCAGTTCTTTCTGAGCACATTGCTCTTGAAATTGACCGTGAGATTCTTAACGACCTCATTCAAGGTGCAAAAGCTGGTACGTATTACTGGTCTCGTTCGCCCGGTTTGTTTTTGCATCGCACAAATGGTACTGAACTTGGCGCAACAGCAGCTGCTCCGGACTTTACCGGTACCGTATCTGAGTGGTACGAGACTCTGGTAGAGACTCTTAATGATGTCTCCGCACAGATTCACCGTAAAACTCTTCGCGGCGGAGCTACGTTCCTTGTGACTAGCCCCGAGGTTGCTAATATTCTTGAGTTTACTAGTGGATTCCGTGCTAATATTACCCATGACGATGACAAGGGTACTGTTGGTGCTGTTAAAGCTGGCAATCTTAGCAAGAAGTGGGATGTGTACGTTGATCCGTACTTCCCGCGTAATCTTGTGTTGGTTGGCCGTAAAGGTGGTAGCTTCTTGGAGAGTGGCTATGTCTACGCTCCTTATGTACCGCTGCAGGTTACTCCCACTATCTTTGGTACGGAAGACTTCGTACCGCGTAAGGGTGTTATGACTCGTTACGCTAAGAAGATGGTTCGACCTGATATGTATGGTCTGGTAGTTGTTCGCGGCCTGCTCGGTGAGAGTGGAGCTAGCTAAACAATAGCTAACAATAGCTAATAATAGCTAATAAAGAAGCCCGCCCCTTTTTGGGGCGGGTTTTTTTGTTTCTTAAGGATTATTCCAAAAGTAGATACTATTTATAAATGAAACGAAATAAGGCGGATAGCCCAAGTCAAAAAGGAGATTTAAAAAGATGAGCAAATTAGGAAGATATTCAGCGGATAGAAAGAAGATTACCGCCTTAACAACCACCGCCACAGAGATTCAACCCGGAGCGTGTGGAACTATTTTCATGTTGGATGGTACTGATTACAGCGAAACCATCACACACTCTCTTCCGCACCCATCTGAAGCTGGTGCTGGCTGGTGGTGCAAATTTATCGTTAAAACCGCAGTTTTGAAAGCGGGGGCGACGCCCGACGATTGCCTTATTAAGATTAGAGCAGCCGGGGCATCAACTTTTGTTGCTGACTTAATAATCATCCTGGTTGGCGAAGCCCAGGCAGATGCGGGGCAATATTTACAAGATGAAAATGCTGACTACCTTCAGATTAACGGAGAGGCTAAAGGTGGAACCCATTATGAATTTATTTGTGATGGTAATAAATATTATGTTAGTGGAGTCACACTAGACATAAGTGCGGACGCCGGCGTACAAGGCTAATCCCTAATCTCCACAACATCAAACCTCACATTCAAAAGATGTGGGGTTTTTTGTTAACATCTCCACTATAATGTTGTATAATATATCTATAAAGGAGTTCATTATGGGAAAATCAAGACGTCGTATGACTAGTCAAAAGTTTGCAACAAAGTTTGCAGCAAAGTTTGCAAAGTTTAGAGCAGCAGTAGAAGAAGCAATCTCAATAACTGCTGGGACTTATGAAGAAGTTGTTGAAGAGAGAAAAGAAGTTGAAGAGAAAAAGGTTCCTAAAGTTGTGGTAAAAGAGGTTGACGAATCTGCCACAGCTGAGCCAAAGCCAAAAAAACGATCTCGTAAAATTTCGCCCCAGAAAAAATCGTCAGATTCTAAAAAGAAACCTGCAAGAAAAAGAAAACCCGCAAAGAAAAAGTAAATTAGATTTTTTAAACAGCTGCCAACTAATTATAGCGAGGAGAACTAAATGAATGGCAGTACCTACCTTAACACCGTCCAGTCAAACAAGCACAATAGTGCTTCCTTCCGGAAGTTCTGCGGGTGATGTAGAAAACAACACCGAACTTCCTTTTCAAATTTATTCTGATACTACTTCTGGAATGTATTCTCAATATTTTTGTGAAGGGGCTGCAAATCAAGTTGCATACACCTATAAAAAACTTGGTGGCGACGTATTAGATATAGAAATAACGACAGGAAGTGTATTTACGACCTATGAAGAAGCTGTGCTAGAGTATTCTTATATCGTCAACATCCATCAAGCTAAAAATATTTTAGGAAGCGCCCTTGGGGCAGCGACAGGCACATTTGATCATGATGGCGAAAGAATAGGCGCCGCCGGCATAGACAAAGTAAACCTCAGATACCCCAAATGGCAATTTTCTTATGGCAAAAGAATTGGTGACGGGATGGCCACTGATGCTGGTTTCGGCGGCACCACAAGAATATATTCAGCTTCTTTTGCATTAACTGCGAGTGTACCAGATTATAATCTACAAACAATTGTCGAAGAAAATGCAACTAATGACGAATCAGAATTTCATAATAAAATAAACAATAAAAAAGCTTATATAACAAGAGTGTGGTATAAAACGCCTCATGCTATGTGGAGATTTTATGGTTATTATGGCGGCTTAAACACAGTCGGAGATTTAGCTAGTTATGGTCAATTTGCAGACGATTCTACTTTTGAAATCATTCCAGCATGGCAAAATAAACTTCAAGCAAGGGCCTTTGAAGATGCAATATATACTCGAAATTCACATTATTCATATGAGATTAAAAACAACAGATTAAGGTTGTTCCCTGCGCCGGTGACTAGTTCACCAGACAAATTATGGTTTGAATTTTATATACGAGATAACATATGGGATCGCGATGCAGAAAAAGAGGATGGCATTGATGGCGTCAATAATATGAATACATTGCCGTTTGAAAATCTCCCATATAACAATATTAATGCTATCGGCAAACAATGGATTAGAAGGTTTGCCTTAGCGCTAAGTAAAGAAATTTTAG